CCGCCGGAGCCAATGTCGGCAGCGGCAGCATCGTGTGGGACGGCACAGCCGAAGTCGCCAGCAGTGCGCCAAGCGTTGTGCAGATCCGCACCGAGATGGATTCCAACTCGACCAAGCTCGCCAACCTCGACGCCACCGTTTCAAGCCGACTCGCGCCAAGCGGCACCCTCGCCACGGTCACGACATTGACCAACGCGCCAACCGTCCCCACCGCAGCCGCCATCGCCACACAGGTGAGATCGGAGCTAACCACCGAACTCAATCGCCTCGACACAAATGTGGCAAGTCGCGCAGCCTCCGGCACGCTGGCCTCGGATGTCACCGCCATCAAAGCCAAAACCGATGCCGTCAATGTGGACCGCATCAACAACACCGCGACCACCGCCATCGTCGGCAACCTCCTCGCTCAAGCCAACAGCTAATGGATCAACACCTCATCGACGCCACAAACTTTGCCGCCGGTCAATCGGACCGGTGGCTCTTTGTGGCGCTTCTCGTCATCGGCCTCGCGGCCATCGGCGTGTTGTTTCGCTATTTCACGGCCCGCTTGGACATGCTCCAAGACCGCATGGATGGCCAGACTGCGGAGTTTGTCGCGCATTTGAAAACGGCAAACCAAGAAATGCTCGGCGTCATCGCCTCGGCCAAAGCGGTGATCGAGCGAGTCGAACGAAAGCTGGAGTTAAAATAAGATGCCGAAGTTCGATTTCTATCCATCGTTCAACGCCGGTGAAGTCTCCCCCTTCATCGACGCCCGGACGAGTCTGGAGAAATACCGCAGCGCCTGCCGCACTTTAGAGAACTTCCAAATCCTGCCCTACGGCGGCGTCATCCGGCGACCAGGCACAGAGTTTCGCGGAGCGGCCAAGTCGGCCACAACCCAGACCCGCTTGATCGGATTCAACTTTTCGACCACCACCCGATTCATCATCGAGATGGGCGTGAGCTACATGAGGTTCTGGAGCGGGGCGACAGGCTCACCCGTGACCGTGGCCACTCCTGCCGCATGGGCAACTGGCAACATCTACTCGGTCGGAAACTATGTGCGGGAGGACAATGTCACCTACTATTGCAAAACCGCCCACACCGCAGGCACATTCGCAACCGATCTCGATGCAGGCCGGTGGGTGGCTCAGACGATCTTTGAGATTCCCACTCCCTACGCCACGGCCACCCACTTGCGCGAAATCCAGTTCGCCCAGATCAACGACATCATGTATTTCGCTCACGCGAACTACCCCCCCTACAAACTCTCGCGCCTCGCAGACAACAACTGGACTTTCTCCTCGGTCGTCTTCGACTACCCCCCGCTGCAAGAGCAGAACGCCACCGAGCAGGTGGTGAACATCTACCCGAACCCGGACACTTGGCTCGCTGGCACAAACTACATCCTCGGCGACTATGTCAAACCTCCCGCATGGGCCGCATCCACCGCCTACGCATTAGGTGACATTGTGCGGAATGGCACCATCGCCTACGAGTGCATCACGGCAAACACGGACGCCACATTCACCGCAGCCAATTGGAGCGCCCAAAACCAAGCCAACCAGTCGTTCTACTACTACGCCATGAGCGCCCACCGCGCTGGATCGAACTTCGGCGTGGATCAAGCCGCTGGCAAATGGTCGCAATTCCCGATTCCGCTCAATGAAATGGGAAAATACTCTGTCAGCGCCGGGGGCGGTCTCTTCCCGTCCTCGACCATTGGCTCCCAAGTGGAACTCAAGTGGCAAAAGCCAAATTTTTACGCCGAGCAACTCATCACTGGCAACTATGTTTCCTCGACTCTGGCCGTGGAAGGCGGGTGGGATTTTAGCACTTCCGGCACATGGACGGCAACCATGCAAATTCTGCGCGTTCCCTCGGATGTCTTCTCGGCTGGGCGCATCGTGGCCACCGCCACGCGAAGCGGCACGGTAGTGAGCGTCTACCACCCCTTCCATGGGTGGAACGATGGAGACCGCATTTGTGTGGGAGATGGCATTTCGACAAACAACTACGCCACGCACGGAACGACCATAAATGTGACCGGGACGCACACCTACACTTACCCAATCACCGGCAATACCCAGACCGGCTACCTCGACATCTACCCGGAGAACCTCACAAAAATGGAAATTGTGCGGGAATACTCCGTGTCCGCAGACCGCAATATCATCACTAGCGGAACGGAGTCCACACGCTGCGGTCTAAAAATCCGCATTCTGGATTATGATTCCGGTAGCGGGTCAATTGCTCGAAAGGCTCGATTAGAGACCGATACAAAAATAACGGGAGGCATCGCCACCATCGTCGGATCGGAGCAGATCAATGTGGACAAGTGGCTCGGCGAGGGACCGCGCCTCCAGCGCAACACCAAATTTTGGGCATTTAGCTCATTCTCCTCCACTCGCGGCTACCCTCGCGCAGTCGCCATGCATGAGCAACGCCTCTGCTTTGGCGGCACATCCTCGCAGCCAAACACGATCTGGTGCAGTCAGATTGACAATTTCGAGAACTTCAAGACCGGCGTCACCGCGAGCGATGCGGTCCAGTTCACCCTCGCCGCCTCGGAAGGCAACCGCATCAACTGGATGTATAGCCAATCCCAACTCCTTATCGGCACATCCGGAGACGAGTGGACGATTGGCAGCGCCGACTCCTCACAGGCGCTTTCTGCCACCAATGTGCAAGCCAGCCGCCAGTCGAGCTACGGGAGCAAATACATGCGAGCCGCGCTCGTCAACGATGTCCTCCTCTTCGTCCAGCGCAACGGACGCAAGGTGCGCGAACTCGTTTACGAACTCAACAAAGACGGATGGGTCGCGCCGGATTTGACCCTGCTCGCTGAACACATCACCAATGGCGAGATTGTCGAGATTGCCTACCAGCAACAACCCGATGCGGTGCTATGGTGCGCTCGCGGCGATGGAACCCTCATCGCCATGACCTACGAGCGCGACCAGAAAGTCGTCGGCTGGCACCGGCATGTCATCGCCGACAATGCCGATGTCGAGTCAGTCGCCACCATCTACGGCAACGGCACCGAGGATGAAGTCTGGATGGTCGTCAAGCGCACCGTCTCCGGGCAGGACTACCGCACCATTGAGCGGTTCCCACTCCTCTGGCGCAAGCACCTCGATGACCAGACCGCGAACTCATGGCGCTACCTCGACGGGTGGTCCGCCTTTGCCTCCGGCGCAGCAGGCCGCACGATCTCTGGCCTCGACCGCTTCAACGGCAAAACCGTCACCGTCATGCAAGACGGCCAAGTCCCCATCACCCGCACCGTGGCCAGCGGATCAATCACCGTCCCAGTCGCAGCCGCAGGCTATGTCGGCCTGCCCTACACCTCGACGCTCACGCCCATGAAGCTCGACATGGATTTGGAAGACGGTTCCTCCCAAGGCCGCAAGAAGCGCGTCCACAAAATCATCGCCCGCCTTTACAAGAGCCGGGGAGGGGAGGTTCGCACGAACAATGGCGAGTGGTATGCCCTCGCTGATTCCCTCACCACCGGCGACCAGAAAATGATCTTGGCCGGTGCGTTTGGAATCGACGCAGATGTCACCTTGAGGCAAACTGCACCTTATCCAATGGCCGTCATCGCCCTTCAACCTGTGTGGGATACTTTCGGTAATGAATAACATCACCATGCGACCCTACACAGATGGCGATTACGATATGCTCTGCGAGTGGTGGCACGCGCACGGGAAGCAGGAAAAGCCAAGCATCATGCTCCCCAAGTGCGGAGTCGTCTGCGAACTGAATGGCAAGCCCACCAGCGCCCTCTTCCTGCACATGGACAATTCCTGCGGCATGTGTATGGCCGATCATGCGGTGTCAGTTCCCGGCTTATCCCTCAAGCAGGCCATGCTCGCTTTCCGGCATTGTGTGTCGTGCCTCAAAAAAATTGCCAAGGATTTCGGCTACCACACCATGGCAGTTTTTACTTATCCCGGCATTGCTCGCGTGCTGGAGCGGCAGGGGTTCCGTGAGGCAAACCGAGACCAAGTTTTTCTAATGACACCAACCGAGGAGGTTTCCAATGGCTGACGGAGGAGCAACAGCATTGGTAGTGGCGTCACTCGTAGCCACAGCCGCCTCGACCGGCGTGGCCATGTATTCGGCCAACGAGCAGTCGAAATCCCAAGCCGCCATCGCCGAATACAACCGGCAGATCAACGAGCAGAATGCTCAGATTGCAAGAAATGCTGCCATAGCTCAAGCCCAAGCCGCCCAATACAACGCGCAAGTCGAAAAAAACATGGCGGACTGGCGACAGCAAGCCGCCGATGCCCAAACACAGCAATCCCAAGAACAAGCCAACCGCATCCGTCAAGAACGCGACCGCATTTTGGGTCTTCAGCGCAGCCAATATGCTGCAGGGGGCGTAACTCCCGAAGGCTCTCCACTTGCGGTTTTGGCTGATACTTTCACCCAGGGCGAACTGGCGGCGGTCGATGAAAGGCAAAAGGCGTATGAATTTTCTCGGCAACAAACCTACCAAGCGGACTTGGAAAGAACCGCCGCCGATTACCAAATGGCAACGGCGTTGTGGGAAGAAAAAACGGGCGGGGCAGGTTTCCGCATCAACATGCGCCAAGCCGCCATCGAGCAAATGTCCGGCAACGCCACCGCTCGCGCCACCGCCATGGGAGGCTACACCGCGCTGGCCAGCGGGGTCGGCTCCGCTGCCAACACCGGGTTGAGCGTCTACGGAAACTCCGCATCGAGATCAACCGCCAATCAATACGACGGCTATGTCTCCAGCAACGGGAACCTTGTTGGATACCGCCGCGCCACCGCCGTCAGATAACCCATGCCCGCCATCCGACTCATTGACATCCCAAACGCAGGAAATGCCATAACGCCGCCCCAAGGCCAAGGCATCGCGGCTTCGTCCATAGGACGAGGGTCCAACTCGATGCTCACCCAAACCCTCGAACTCGACGCCTTCTCGCAGGAAGCCCGCGCCATGGGCAAATTCGCCGACTCCATCGACGGGCTGGGCGATGTCGCTTTGAAGTGGGGCCAGAAATTCGCCGAGGCCAAGGACTCTGCGGACATCTCCCGGGCCGAAACAATCTTGGAGTCTGCTTTTCAAAAACAGCAAACCGAGCAACTCGGCAAGCCGGTCGAAGAGTGGGGCAACCTGTGGAACCAAAACCAAGATCAAGCCAAGCGGAAATTGGCAGAAATCAAGTTCAGCAACAACGCCGCTGAAAAGGTCGCTCCCTATCTTGAGCGGTGGTCTACCCTTTCCTCGCTCAAGATCGACAACCTCGCCAAGAAAGAAGAGATCAAAGGATTCCGAGCAGATAAAGAGGCTAATGCCTTGGCGAAAATCGCAAGCGAGGACTACGAGGGAGCATTTGCCGTCATGGATGAGTCGGTCAAAAAAGGCATCCATAGCCCCGAGGAATCTACTCTTTGGAAATCCCGGTTGCTGGACGATGTGCAGCGCAAAGCCAAAGTCCAGCGCGAGGCCAATGTGGAATCCGACATCATTCTCGATCCCATCGGTTCCGAAAAAGAAGCGCAGGAAGCGGTCAAAACCGGCAAGTCCTCGAAATACTTATGGATGGAAAAATCCGATACCGTGCGATTCTTTGAAAAATCACGCAACGAGGCGACCCGCTACCGCAACCAATTTGATGACGACACGGTGGACTTGATTCTCAAAGGCGAACTTTCCACCCCCGAGGAAGTCCGCGAACACGCGAAGGATATCCTGCCAGAAAACAAAATCCAATCCCTGCTCGGCATTTTCTCCAAGACCCCGGCGCAGATTGAGCAAGGGTTGAAAATGCGACCGATGGCATTTGCGTTGGCCGATGCCTACGACCCGGCAAGCGACACAGACCGGAAGGAGTATTTGCAAATCCGCGACACGATCCTCCAACTGCCCGAGGGCGAGCGGGAGGAACCCTTGTCGATCCTACGCAAGCGGGCAACCGAATCCGGGGAAACCACGCCGGTTAAGGAAGCCATTGCCCAAGCCAAGCAAATGTTTGACCAAGGGCAATTCGGCACATTTCAAAAAGGCACAAGCGCACTCCCCGCATCGCAAGACGAAGTCGATAAATACATCGCTGCGGGGAAGAAATTTGCTGGATACAAAACTGCCTTGGAGACTTGGGCGAAAAACAACCCGAAGGATGCCGCTGACCAAAACAAGGTCTACGAGCATTTCAATGCGTTGATTTCCTTTGATCGTGAACTGCAAAAGTTCCAAAAAGAAAAAACCCGCTGGCGCTGGCCATGGGAAGACCCCGCACCAACCGCCGCTCCTGCCGCGCCTGTGACCCCGGCAGATGTCCGCCAGAAACTCAAAAAACCCGAAGAGAAAACCTCCAAGAGCAACCTCATGGAGGAAATCCAAAAGATCGATTTTGATACTCCGCTTCCGGAGATGTCCTCTTAATCCACATGTCCAATATCATCGACGACGAGACTGCCGCTCGCCTTTACAACGAAATCGACATCACCACCGGGGATGACTACAACACCAAGGCTAAGGCATTGGAAGCATGGGCCGATGCCAAAGATTCCGAGCGCAACAAGCAGGATTGGGATCACCTCACCCGAGTTTACACCGACTTCGACAATTACATTTCGGATGAAGGGTATTCCGATCTGGAAGAGGAATCCCGATACCGGATCGCCAATCGGCAGTTCATCGCCAACCAACTTGGTGAGACGGTGGAAGACCAAAACTTTCTTTACCCGGCCAAGCGTGACATCTGGACGCAACAGGCATTTGGGAAAAAAGGTCTCTCGGAAAAGGAAACCTTTGGCCTCATCCAGCAGGGAGTGCAGTCCAGAAATGAGGTGGTTCAATCGGCCAACGAAATCCCCGGGGACATTGCCTTGGGGTTGTTCGATAGCATCGGCCAAGGCACGGCGGTCGAGGTGCCGAAACTCGTCAGCATCTGGAAAGAACGCAACGCCGAGAAACTCAAAAAATTACCAGCGGGCTGGGAGTCTGGGTTACTCCAAGCCGCATCGGATTACGCCACCGAGACCGAAGGAATGCTTCGGAACTACTCCGAACCGCTCAAGCAAGTTTACGACCACCTGGCATCGGTGACCGGACGGGACACCGAGCGGGCCGGGGAGACCAATCCGAAATCCATGCAGGAAATCGAGGGGCTTGCTGACACGCTGGCAACCATGCCGCCCGAGGTTCGCGACCGCGCCTATGCCGCCGTGGTTCTTGGAGCAAAGCAAGCAGGGCAGGAACCCAAGGAATTTTTGGAACAATGGGGAGAATCATGGAGTCGGACGCTCAATATGTTCCGATCCGGTTCGATGGTCATGCAGGAGGATTCCGCTTATTCTGAACTGAAACTTCTCAAGGAAGCACCAAAGGTCTGGAAAGATACCGACACCGGCAAGCTGACCGTCTACCCCGGGTTCGACCAATCCAACGCCAAAGAGATCACCCCCGAGGAACGCACCGAACTGACCGCCGAGGCGCAGAAGAAATTCGACCGGCTGCAAGTCTACCGCGAACTCTACAACATTGCCGACAATCAATTCGACCCGATCAAAAAAATCAACGAGGGAGGATTTGGCGGGTTCATGGAAGCGATGGCATACGGGTCTCCGCAGGCGCTTGCTTATACCGGCATGGCGCTTGTTCCCGGAGTCGGTCCTTGGATGACAGGCGCGGCGATTTATTCCGAAGAATACAACAAACTGCGCCTTGATGGAGTAAATCCTGAGACCGCCCGCTCGATTGCCGCGCCAAGCGCCATCCTGCAATCGGGGTTGGAGCGTGTCGGTGCCAAAATGATTTTCGGCAAGCTCCCAGCGTTTGAAAAGCTGATGACCAAGATCGGCAACCCGGCGCGAGTCGGTCGTGCTGGCAGCGCAGGCATTCGATTTGGGACTGCGGTCGCGGGCGAAAACATTGTAGAGGGAACACAGGACTTGGTCACCCCGGTCGTGCAAGATGTCGCCGCCGCATTGGGCGCGGATGTGCCAGATGTGGATTGGGGGTCAACGCTCGGGCAATGGGGAACTTCCCGCCTCGATGTCCTCGCCGCAACGATCCCCGGCATCCTCATCGGAACCGGCGTTGCAACCATGTCCGATGGGAAGCGGTTCAACGATTTCAACGAGCGCCTCGATCTCTACCGGACATTCGGCATGGACGAGGCCGCGATCAAGCGAGTGGAGGACAACCAGACCCCACAAGACCGGCAAGTCGCGTTGCAGTCCGAATACAAAAAACTCACGCCAGACAACATCAAAGCAGGCATCTCCTACATGGAGTCGAAAATGGACGAGGCCAAGTCCATGCAGGAAGACCCAAACCTGCCGACCATAACCCGGGAGCAGGGAGAAAACGGCAAGCCGGTCTTCGTCGTGCGTGACGAGAAAGGCGCGGTCGCCTACCGCAGCGAGGAGGAGCAGGCGGCTATGTCGGCAATTACCCAACTTTTCAAAGGGCAACTTCTCAACGAACGCAATGTGGTTGTAGACCTCCGCAACCAATGGCTTTCAGAAGACCCAACCAATGTCGCCATCGAAGCCGAGGCGATGACCGCGCAGCAAAAGCTCGAAAAGCTCCAAGCCGCCGGGAATGTCGCGCAGATCGAGGAACTCCACCGCCGCATCGCCACTTCCCCATACAAAGACACACCCTACGAGCAGATCAATATTCTCGGAGAGGCGACCGTCGAAGACCTCGGAGAAATGGTTTTCCGTGGCGTCATCACGCTTAATAAAAACAGCAAACCCGAAGATGCCCGCGAAGAGATTCATCATGTCGCCGTCCGCAAGGCGCTGATGAAAGGCTCGGTCACGCTCGACACCCTGCGCGGCTGGCTCGATGCTACCGAGACTGCTCTTCCAGACAAGTTCCCCGGCCTCATCCGCGAAAACGAAAACGACATCGTAGAGTCCCTTGCCCGTGTCCAACGGGCATACGAGGACGGAACAATCAACGCCGAGGAGGAAATGGCATTGCCTGCATCCTTCGTGGACTACATCAAACGAATGCTGAAAGCCTTCAAAGAAGTTCTCCAGCGGGCAGTCGCCCTCCGCAGTGCTTTCAAAGACGGCATCCTGCCATCTGAATACGAGACCTTCCTCGCCGAATCCGTGGGCCTCAACCAGCAGACCATGGTGGACACCACCCGGGAGCGAGTCGGCGGCGAACTGACACAAGGCACCTTCAACTACTCGGTTGGTCAACGAGTTTTGACTGATACCAATCCATTTAAAGGATGGTTCGGAGAATGGGATGTCGATCCAACAACGGCATCCAAGGTGGTTGATTCCGATGGCAAGCCGATGGTGGTTTACCACGGCACTCAAAGACCGGATCGCGTAGGAGACCGTTTCCGCAAATCCCGCGCCACTTCCGGGCCGATGGCCTACTTCACAAGTGACCCAGCGGTCGGCTCATCCTATGCGACCGGGAAAATGGACACCTCGGTCGAAATGCCATCTGACTATGCTGGGTGGTTCAAATGGAAGGGCAAGGGGATGCGCTCGCCGGTCGCTATCGACCGCGCATGGTGGAACCTTTCTCCCGAGGAGCGGGCTGCGGTAAACGAACGCATCTACACGATTGGCTATTCCGATTGGGATGCTGGCGAAGGCCCGATTGTCGCGGATTCGCAGAGCATCATGTCCCGAGACAGCATCGACTACGAATTGCGCCAAGCTCGCGGGAACGGTCTCCGGGCCTTGGTTGAGATGTGGCTATCCAGCGGATCGCTTTTCAACCAAGAGGAAAGGTTTTTGGAAGTCCTGCAAGCGGCAGGCGTGAAAGGAGCCACGCTTGACGATCCCAACGCCGCCCGCTCGGCAGTCTACCCGGTCTATCTTTCGATCAAAAACCCGCTCGATACAGCAAGCATCCCGGGCGATGTCGTCTCAGCCTTGGAACAAGCAGGCAAGCGCAAGCGGGCCAAGCAATCCGCAGGTAAAAACCCCGACGGATGGGACAAAAACACCATCAGCGGGAACGATTGGATGGCCGCGCTGAAAGAGGACATAGCGAAAGGAACGACCTATGCGTGGACTCGCATCCCCGATTGGGTCACCGAAACTCTGTCATCCTTCGGTTACGATGGCATCAAAGACACCGGAGGAAAACGCGGCGGAATGCAGCACCAAGTATGGATTCCATTCAACGAAACGCAGGTCAAATCCGCCACCGGCAACCGTGGCACCTTCGACCCGGCATCGGCGAATATCAATTACAGCATTGGGAAAAACTATTCTAACGAAGAAAAATACAACCAAATTGTTCCAGAGATTTCGAGTGTAAACCCGAACAAAGTATCCCGCCGGGATATGTATGAAGTTGCAAAAGTGTCGCCAGATGTGGCTGCAAACATGAGTTTTGAGAAACCTATTGAGGTTAGCTTGTTTGCTGACGGCACGCTCATGTTAAGTGACGGGCATCATCGGCTTGCCGCTGCCAAGCAACTTGGCATGAATAGCATTCCCGCTGTCGTTCGATCCATCAATGCAAAAGGCAACCACATAAATGCGTTGATTGCTGAACAACAACCCGGCGCGACCAACTACAGCATCGGGAAAGCCGCAGACTTGGCATCAAAAAACCCAGAACTTGCCAAAGAAATACAGAAAAAATCGGATGCTTTATTGAATGCTGCTGAACAACGGAATGATGTCTTTTTTACCAAGTTTTGGCCGCAAATGCTGAAAAAAACGGGCATGAATTTTAAGCCCACAAAAACTAATTTACTAAAAGCAGCAGAAACCGGAATGCCGGAAATTTTGGAATGGTTAAAATCTAATCCGCAATATCTGGATTACTATCACAAGGATTGGGAGCTAACCCACGACATCCTCAAAGCGGTCTTCCCAAAAATGACCGACGATGACTTGACGGGATTTCGGCTTTTCACGGGCATCACTTCTCCAAACACCAAGCTCATGCACAACATGGCCGATGCCGTCCAGTTGTTCAATTTGTGGATGGACAAAGGAAGCATCAAATCCATGCGGTGGGAATGGTCCGCAAAAGGGAACCGCAAGGTTGGTGGCGGGCCTTTTACATTTTCGGGAACCACAGGCGCTGGTAAAACTTTTACCGCCCATGTTCTGGAAGATTTGCACGGTAAACTTGGGTCGTGGGAAAGCGTTAAAAATTATCTTTGGGAAGGGGTTTCGATTAAGGAACTCAATGCTTTCAACAAAGAAGCTGGCTATAAAGGAACCGTTGATGCCGGGAAAATTCGGCAAGTTGTGCAATCGGCAACAGGGCAATCGGAACTTATCCCAAGGATGTTTATCTTTGGTCCAAAAGTCGGAGCCTACACACTCAACACCAGCGGAGATGACCGATACACAACAACTGATATTTGGGAGGGGCGATTTATTCGCAGCCATTTCCCGGCGATGTTCAATGACGCAGACGGGTTGCCAACTTCGGTTGAAGAAAACAAAATTTTCCAAGAATTTGCACAGGCATTCAATGAGGTTTTCAAACGCGAATCGGGGTTAGACCTACCTCCGTCAGCGTTGCAAGCTGTTCGCTGGTTCTATATGCTGAACCATGCCAAGAAAGCAGGATACAAATATGCAAGCACCGACGACACCATCAGCGGATACACCGAACGAGCAGTCCGGCTTAAACTCGGAATCAATCCTCGACCTGCTAGAGCGGGTGGGACAGGAAGCGACCAAGCTAACAATGGAGCGCCTGTCCAAAAAGGAGACACCAACTACTCCATAGCCAGCCAGTCGGAGATCGACCGGGTGAACAAGGCGCTCGGCGGCATGAACCGAGGCCCGGACGAGCGGCTCAAGGTCTACCAGCGGGCCAAGCAGAAATTCTCCAAGCTCATGGCGTGGAATTCCGACGAACTCGCCGCGATGGCCGACACCGGCTCCGACGACTCGCAAATCCGCCGCACGCAAATCCTGCAAGGTCTCGGCGAACTCGACGGCATCATGTCTGTCCTCCCGCCCGAAGTGCGCGGCAGGGTGGGGGGCTACACCAAGCTCGCCGGGATCGCCCCGCACGATGTCTTCAAGGACGGGGTGAAGGTTTCCGAGGTCAGCGGCATGAACGGCGCGATCATCAGCGCATGGATGCGCGAAGGCCAAAACATCGGGCAGGCAGGCAAGCAGGTTTCCCTACCACCAGGCTACACCGCAACCGAGAACCTCTCCACCAAGCGGGCCGACAAGGCCATCGCCGACTTCTTCCGCGACCGCATCAAACGCATCGACACCGAACTTGAAAAGGTGCTGGTGCGCGAATACACCGAGGCCATCACCAAGGCCGTGAAGCAATCCCGCCCAAAGGCCGGTGACAACGGAGTCCGCAAATCCACGCTTGGAGCCGAGACGCAGAAGTTCGCCGACATGGTCCAACGCGCCACACTCCTTGATGACGAGGCCACACCCAAGCGCATGGCCGAGATTGAGGCCGCGCTGGCCAACCCGGATGCCACCGCCGAGGACATCTCCGCGCTCTCCGAGGAGTGGTCGATCCTCAACACCTTTGGCGACCTCGACAACCGATCCTCCGAGACGCTCGCGCAGGGACTCGACTGGCTCAAAGGCCAACTGCAGATGGGTCGCGAGGCATGGCGCATCAAAGAGCAGGCCCGCATCGACGAGCAGAGGGCGCGTGCCGCAGCGACCATCGAATGGCTCGGCAAAGGCACAGCAAAAAAACGCAACGAGACCAAAACCACATCGCAACTGGCAAGCGATCTGGCGAACCACTATTTGCTTTCTCACGCCAGCTTTGAGCAGTTCGTCACCGCAATCTTCCCGCCGGAAATCGCCGCCACATGGTCAGATCGCCTCCGTAAAGCCGACGAGGCTTCCCAAGCATCGGAAATACGCGACCGCAGAGGAATCCTCGATGCCGTTCGGGAGGGAGCGAAAGCCGCCAACATGTCCGCAGGCGATGCCATGCTCTGGCTCAAGGGAGATCAGAAAAATGCGGTAGCCTACCTTGAAGACCGCAAGGTGAAGGACGAGCGCATCGCCATCGACCTCGCTCAAAAAATTGTCACCGGCGAGGCCGACCGCAGCAAGCTGACCGATGCCGATATCGAGACGCTCCGCAACGAACTCGCCGCACTCCCGGCGGACACGCAAAAAGAATATGTCACGATCAAGCGAGTCATTTTCCGTGGCAAGGATGTGAAGCTCGATATGTCCCGTGGGAAGGCGATCCAATATTTGCTTTCGTGGAACCAACCGGATGTCCAAATCAAGATGCGGAAGGAAGGATGGACCGATGAAAGCGCAGCCGACCTTAAGGCTCTCGTCAACGATCCCGTCTCCCGATCCGTTGTGAGCTACCTGCAAAGCCTCTATGGCAAGGGCGCAGGCATCGTGAACCCGGTCTACTCGCGCATGTTCGGCATGACCATGCCGCAGGTCAAAAACTACGCGCCCACCCGGTTCCTCAACGCCAAAGACACAAAGGATATCGGCCTCGACGGGTCGCCCACAGCCACCGGAACGACTCCGGGCTTTGCAAAATCCCGTGTCACCCACTCTGCCAAGATCGCGCCAGAGGATGCCCTCACCGTGGCGCAAGGCCACATCGCCCAACAAGCGCACTGGGTCCACTTCGCCGAACTCGCCCGCGAATTCCGCGCCATCCTTTCCAACCCGGAAGTCCGTGAATCCATTAAGCAAACCCACGGAGAAAGCGTTCTCAAAGACGCCGAACTTTGGGCAGACCAACTGGAGCAACGAGGCGGCAACAAGGCCCGCGAATCCGTATTTATAAACACTATCCTTGGCACGGTTCTTTCTGGAAAAGCGGTTTCCTCACTGGGATTCAACTTGAAGACCCTCGCCATGCAGTTGGACAACAGCATCCGGTTCGGCCTTGCTCTCGACACGAAGCAGATTGTTTCGGCGCTCTCCAACCCATCGACAATCGTCGAAGACATCCAGACCGTGTGGGAATCCGATGCCATCCAGAACCGACTCCAAGGTGGAGCAACCGCCGAGGCTCGATTCCTATTCTCACGCTATGCCGGGAAACCAAACTTCGCCGCGAAGATCGCCGAGGCATCGATGACCCCGATCAATTGGCTCGATTCCGCCGCAACCTCGATCTCCTCGGCAATCGTCTACCGGGCCAACCTCAATGACGCTATTGCCGCAGGAATGCCAGAAAACCTCGCCAAGCAAACCGCTCTCGACGCAGCCAGCCAAGCCATCTTCCGCTTCGCGCAGCCGGTCAGTTTCGGCCAGAAAAGCATTGTCGAAAACAACGGGAATGTGATGGCAAAAATGTTTTTCCTGTTCATGTCTGATGCCCGATTGAAGACCGCCATTCTTGCGGATGCCGCTCGCGGGCTGGCCACTGGGCGAGGCAACGCCAGTGAACATCGCCGCCGCATTTTCACCGTCGAACTCATGGCTGTGCTTTCCCATGTGGTTTCCAGCGCCTTCCGCGATGCCTTCTCGGATGACGATGACGAGGAAATCTGGAACCCCGGAGGTTTCGCCAAGGCAATCCTGCTCGCCCCGCTCCAAGGATTCTTTTTCGCAGGCACGGTCGGAGAACTCGCGATTTCCAAACTCACCGGACAGAAAACTTTCAACAGCAGCACCCAAAACCCACTACTCTCCTCTATGGAGCAAGCGGTGCGGGCGGGTAACAATCTGGAAGACGCCTTCGACCTCGACGACCCAGACGCCATGCTCAAAGAATGGAACAATATCTTCCGCTCAATGGCGCTCTCGCCAGCCATGGCCGCGCCAGCCGTCCTGCTCAACATGGTCAAGCCTGTCGTCGGCCTTTACCAGAACGCCACCACCGAGGAGTGATTTTTGACTAGCGAGTTTTGACTGATACCATCCACAACATGAAACCAATGAACTACCTGCTCACACAACTCGGCCAATCGTCAACATGGAGGGGGATTTTGATGGTTCTTACTGCGGTGGGCGTGTCGCTCAATCCACAGCATCAAGAGGCTATCGTCGCAGCGGGCCTCGGCCTCGTAGGCGCGATTAACATCCTCCGCAAAGGATGAAGCCACGCCGGATCGCCGCAGGGATGATCATCTTTGCCTTTGCTTGTCTGGCTCTGGCGTTCCTCACCTCCTGCGTGAGCATCCCGGTCCCGCCATTCGGCGACCGAGTCGGCGAGATGGGTAACCTGCAACTCAGCGTGTCGGTGAAATACCTGCCGGTTCAAAATCCCGATCTCCCGAAAGACGACAACCTGTCCTATGCCTGGTCGAAATTCGGCGAGGCCAAAGCCCTCAAAGACAAATGACCCGCCTGCTCGCCGAAATCGCAGCCTCACAAATCGGAGTCCGCGAGGAAGGCGGGAACAACAACGGATCGCAAATCCGCGACTACCAGCGGGCCACCGATCTCAAGCCCGCCTCATGGCCATGGTGCGCGGCCTTCGTTGATTGGTGCATGCGCGAGTGGCTCCACGCTCCCGGCGTCACCGAGTGGCTCAGTCTCCAATCCTCCACGCCCGAGGAATGGCGACCAAAGACCGCCCTCGCCTACGGGTTCCTCGGCTGGGCGAAGGCTCGCCCCAAGACCTCAGTCATCTTGCACGACCGCGACCTCGCCCAACCCGGCGACATCGTCGTCTTCGACTTCTCGCATGTCGGAATCGTGGAGAGCGACTCCGGTTACCAGATCGTGACCATCGAAGGAAACACCAACGGACGAGGCGACCGCGACTCCGAGTCCGGTGACGGCGTCTGGCGCAAAGCACGGCAAAAAACCATCGCCCGAAATTTCATCCGAATTCGCCATCGAATCTAATGCCAAAATCCAAATCGAATCCGCCCGCTGACCGCGAGGCCGTGATGATGCAAGCCCGGGCCTTGCTCGCCGAGCATTTCGCGCATGGCATCTGCGTTGTGAGTTGGGAAGACGAAGGCACGACATTCAACATGGATTTCAAATTCGGAAATCAGTTTGCGACAAAAGCCCTAGCCCGCGAAGCCGAGGATTTACTCTGGCCGATTGAAGAAGAGGACGAGGAAGAAGAGGAAGCATGACGCCGATTAAAAAATGGAAAAAGTGGATGGCCGTTGGATGCTCGCATGGAGCGGAAATCGACCCCGAAGCCCGCAAAGCCGTGTTGACTTTTAAGGAGCGATGGAAGCCCGACAAGACCCTTCACCTCGGCGACTTCATTGACCTCTCCGCTTTCCGCGCCGGTGCGATCCGCGACAGCAACGACTCCGACCACGCCGCCGATGTCGCCGGTGATCTCTCAGCAGGCATCGAGTTCCTCCACGAACTCCGCCCACAGGTCATCCTGTGCGGCAACCACGAAGCTAGACTCTGGAAATTCTCCAAAAGCCCCAACGCCCTCCTCGCCTACGCCGCGAATCTAACCATCCAAAAGATTACAGAAACTGCAAACAAACTGCGAGCCTCGCTTACCCCTTACGGCATTCGCGAATACCAAATGCTCGGCGACACGAAATTCGTCCACGGAACCATGTTTTCCACTTCGGCCATCAGAGATCACGCCGAGACCTACGGAAATGTCGTGATGGCACATTTGCACAGAGTCGGCTGGGAACGCGCCCGCAACATCGAAGGCGCAAGCGGCTATTGCGTGGGCATGCTCGCGAATTTCGACATGTTCTATGCCAGCCAACGCCGCGCCACCTTAGCATGGAGCCAAGGCTGGGCATACGGTCATTATACCGACCGAACTTGCACCGTTAACCTATGCGAACGAAAAAAGGGAAATCCTTGGCTGCTTCCAATCTAACCGAGGCGTGGTCAGCCTTTTTCAATGGGGTCGCAATTAACGACCCCGTCGAATTGAAAAAAGAAGGTTGGATGACCAACTCCGAAATCGCCGAGCAGTCGAAACTTGAAGGCGAAGCGGGCAGGCAACTCGCAGACATAGCCTTCCGCCGTGGCGTTCTTGAAAAGAAAGTCGCAAAAATTCTGATCAACGGCAGACGACAAAAAGTAAACTTCTATAGGCCCATTTTATAGAGATCCGGCCTGCCTTGGCACTTTCTGGCACTCCCTCCGTAAATTGTTCGTAGTCAGTATCCGTTTCTCGACTCGAAATCGAACGCAGGGCAACCTGCCGTGGGTTCAAATCCCACCCCTTCCGCTCCTCCAGTAAAGGCTCTGGAGCCTTTTCCCAAGCGGGTCTCCGGTCACTCCTCATCTTTTGCTTCGTGTTTTTTTCTGTTGCGTGGTTTTGCTTTTGAGAGGATGTTTTTGGCACTAGTTGGCACTGACTGCCAAAACACCAACCAACAAATGAAACACAACCCCTATGCGGTGCGGTTTGAAGATTCGCGAAATCGATGGGTGCTTGATCTCAAAGCATCCCATTTCGGGGATCGGAAACGGATGTTTTTTGAGACGGAGTTGGAGGCGCATTCGGAGGGGGCGCGGTTGGTCGATGTCTTGCGGGAGAAGGGGCGCGAGGGAGTGAGGAGCGAGGAGGGCGGGATGTCGGTGGCGGTGGCGACCCGAATGTTCGCAACCGAAAACGCGACCAAATCGAAGTCGCATTTCGCGAAGGTCGAGATGTTGTGCCGGGAACTGAACTCGAAATGGTCGGGTCCGTTGTCTGCCATTGAGCCGGTGGCGCTGACGAGATGGATCAACCAGACCTCGGATTCACCGACGACTAGGGCGATGTGGTTCCGGTATGCCCGAATGTTTTTCCGCTGGGCTGCGAGGATGAGGTTCATTGAGCGGTC